TGGCAGCAGTTCATTCTCTGGGTCCTATTTGGCTGGAAACGAGCCGATGGGACGCGGCGCTTCCGGACAGCGTACCAGGAGATGGCCCGGAAAAACGGCAAAAGCACGCTGGCCAGCGGGGTCGGACTGTACCTGTTCGATGCCGACAGCGAGCCAGGCGCGGAGGTCTACACGGGCGCGACCAAGCGCGAGCAGGCCAAGATCATCCACTCTGAAGCGACCCGGATGGTCCGCAAATCGCCGGCGCTGCGCAAGCGGATCGCGGTGAACAAGGACAACCTGCACAGCGAGGCGACCGCGTCGAAGTATGAGCCACTGGGCCGCGACTCGAACACGCTCGACGGACTGAACGTCCACGGGGCGATCATCGACGAGCTGCATGCGCACAAAACACGGGACCTGTATGACGTTTTAGATACGGCCACAGGGTCACGCCGGCAGCCGCTCATTTACTCGATCACCACGGCCGGCTTCAACCGGACGACGATCTGCTACGAGCAGCACGAGTACACCTGCAAGATATTGGAGCGGGTGATCGAAGATGACACCTTTTTTGGGATCATCTTCGCCCTGGATGAGAACGACGACTGGGAGGATGAGGCCAACTGGATCAAGGCCAACCCCAACCTGGGTGTCTCAGTCAAGCTCGACGACCTGCAGCGCAAGGCCGACAAGGCCCGGGAAATGCCGGCGGCGCTCAACGCGTTTTTGAGGCTGCATCTGACCTTGTGGACCCAGGCCGAAACGAAATGGATGGATGCCGACAAGTGGCGGGCCTGCGGCGACGTGGAGATCGATCCGGGGGAGATGCTCGGACGGACCTGTTACGGCGGCCTGGACCTGTCGTCGTCCATCGACATTTCGGCTTTCATCCTGGTCTTTCCACCAGAAGAGGAGAACGAGCTGTACCTGGTCCTATGCTTCTTCTGGATTCCAGAGGAGGCAATGAGGGAGCGCACCAAGCGCGACCGGGTGCCATATGAGGCCTGGGTCAGAGAAAAGTATATCGAGGCAACGCCGGGCAACGTGATCGACTACGACTGGATCATTGCCGGCATCCAGCGCCAGGCCGAACTGTTCGACCTGGCCGAGATTGCCTTCGACCCCTGGGGGGCAACCAAAATGATCCAGTCGCTGCAAAACGAGGGCTTCACAGTCGTGCCGTTCAGGCAGGGAGTCGCCTCGATGAGCGGGCCGATGAAGGAGCTGGAGCGGCTGATCGCAGCGCGAGGCCTGGCCCACGGAGGCAACCCGGTACTGGCGTGGATGGCCGACAACCTGGTGGCCCGGGAGGATCCGGCGGGCAACATCAAGCCGGACAAGTCAAAGTCATTTGAGAAGATCGACGGTATCGTGGCCCTGATCATGGGCCTGGATCGGGCCATTCGGAATGAGGGCCAGGACGAAGATAGCATTTATGAAGAGCAAGACATCAAGATTTTATGAGATTTAACTTGTCCGATTTGCTCGCCGGGGGCGGTGTTTTGGTGGTGACATTCGGGGTGTCAATGATTCACGCCCCCTCAGCAGTGATCTTTTTCGGCGTGGCCATGCTGGTTGCCGGCATTGTGCTGGCTATATCCAGGACCAGGCCGGTGAAGGAATAACCTGTGCCCGGCATTATAGAGAGCCTTTTTGAGCGGCGATTTCACCCGTCCAACCCGGCCGAGTGGTTCATGAAACTAATGGGCGGCTCGACGGCGGCGGGTGTGGACGTGACAACCCAGAGCAGCCTGCGGAGCACGGCCGTACTTGGATCCGTGCGCATTTTGGCCGAGGGAGTCGGCAGCCTGCCGCTAATCCTGTACAGTCGCACAGACAATGACGGCCGGCAGCGCGAGACGGCGCATCCGCTTTTCCCGCTGCTGCGGTGGCTGCCCAACCCTGAAATGACCTCAATCGAACTCAGGGAAACCCTTCAAGGGCACGCTGCTCTATGGGGGAACGGGTACGCCGAGATCGAATACAACAACGCCGGCGCGGTGAGAGGGCTGTGGCCGTTGCGTCCGGACAAGACCAGGCCGGAGCGGCACAACGGCAAGCTGGTTTACATAGTCAGGCTACCCACGGGGGGAGAGGTGGGGCTGCCCTTCAACCGGGTGATGCACATCAAGGGGTTGGGTTATGACGGGGTGACCGGCTACTCACCGATTGCGCTGGCGCGCCAGACAGTGGGCCTGACCCTGGCCACCGAGGAATTCGGGGCCAGGTTCTTTGCCAACGGCGCGAAGCCCGGCACGGTGCTGAAGCACCCGGGCCAGCTCAGCGACAAAGCGGAGGCACGCCTGCGCAAGTCCTGGGAGATGATGCACCAGGGCTTGGAAAACTCGCACCGGGTGGCCATCCTGGAGGAGGGGTTGGACCTGGTTACGGTCGGGATCCCGCCTGAAGACGCACAGTTTCTGGAGACGCGCAAGTTTCAGGTGAGCGAGATCGCCAGGCTGTTCCGGGTGCCGCCGCATATGCTGGCCGACCTAGATCGGGCCACGTTCAGCAACATCGAGCAGATGAGTCTCGAATTTGTAATCTATACCCTCCAGCCCTGGCTGACGCGCTGGGAGCAGGCGATCTACCGGGATCTGCTGACCGAAGCCGAGCGGGCGAGGCTGTTCGCAGAGCATTTGATCGACGCCTTACTGCGCGGCGATACCAAAAGTCGGAACGAGGCGCATGCCGTTGGCCGGCAAAATGGTTGGTTGTCGGCCAATGATATCCGGCGGCTGGAGAACATGAACCCGGTCGAGGGTGGAGACGTATACTGGATGCCGGTGAATATGGTCCCGGCAGACACGGTCGCATCGGGGGCGACCGCCCCGGGTGACCGGCGCAGCGAGCGGCGCACCATGGCCGGCTGGGAGCAGCGGGCGCGCCAGGTGGCCACCGGCCGGCGGCGGCTGGCCGGGGCGATGCGGGGCGTGATCGAAGACGCGGCGGGCCGGGTGATCCGGCGCGAGGTCAACGACGTGCGCCGGGCGGTACGCAAGTTCCTGGGCCAGCGCAGCGAGCAGGATTTTACGCTGTGGCTCCAGGAGTTTTATGAGGAACACCGGGAGTTCTGGAAGAAGCAACTGCTGCCGATCCTGCGCAGCTACGCCGAGCAGGTCGGGGTCAGCGTGGCCGACGAACTGGGCGGCGAGCCGCGCGGAGCCGACGACATTCCCGGCTTCTTGGAGGCGTACCTGGACGCGGTGGCGCGCCGGCAGGTGGGCAGCTCGATCGGGCAGCTGCGGACGCTGCTGGAGCAGGCGATCGAGGCGGGCCAGGACCCGGCCGAGTCAATCGAGGAGCGTCTCGACCGGTGGGAAGCGCAGCGACCGGCGCAGATCGCCGAGAAGGAGACCCACTTCGCCAATAACGCCCTGGCCAAGGCATTTTATGTTCTGGTGGGCGTGAGCGAGATCCGCTGGGTGGCCAGCGGGGGGAGCTGCCCGTACTGCACCGACCTGGACGGGCGCGTGGTAGGAATCCAGAAATTTTTCGTGCAAAAGGGCGAAGACTTTGAGCCGGAGGGCGCCGAGCGACCGCTCGCACCGCGCTCGAACATCAGCCACCCGCCGGTGCACGACGGGTGCGACTGCACGATCGTGGCGGAGGGATGATGGCCAGGCTGGTTGGCGGTCTGGCTGATCAGGCTGGCTATGAAAATTGTGGGGGGCGAGAGCGAAGTGAAGGAGATAGAACATGACTGAGGAAACCAACGCCACGATCGAACGCAGGATCTTTAGGGTTCAGTTGCGTATGGTTGGCGTGGGCGATCGCCGGCGCCTGGTTGGCTATGGCGCTGTGTTCAACCAGATCAGCGAGGACCTGGGCGGCTTCAGGGAAATAGTCCTGCCCGGCGCGTTCGCCAATGCACTGGAGGGGGATGTCCGGTCCTTATTCAACCACGACCCCAACCTGATCCTGGGCCGGACCGTCAGCGACACCCTGCACCTGGCTGAAGACGATGTCGGCCTGCGATATGAAGTCGATCTGCCTGACACGCAGTACGCTCGCGATCTGGAGATCAGCGTCGACCGGGGTGACGTCGATCAATCCTCGTTTGGGTTCCGGGCCATCGAGGAATCGTGGCGCAACCCGGACGAAAACAACCCGTTACCAACGCGCATTCTACACGAGCTCAAGTTGTTCGATACTGGGCCGGTAACTTTCCCGGCCTACCCGATGACCTCGGTGCAGGTGCGCGATATGGCCAAACAGCTCCTGGCCGGTGGGGCCACCGGGGGAGACGCAGGCGATGAGCGCGCAGTCGGGCGACTGGCGATCTTGCGCCGGCGATTGGACCTGGCCGAAACGTTATAAACCCTACAAGAGACAGGAGTTAACAATGCCATCACTAACAGAACAATCGCGAACCCTGCGCCAGGAGCGGGCCAAGCACATCGTCGACGCCCGCGCGATCCTGGACAAAGCCGAGGCCGAGAAGCGCGACCTTAACCAGGAGGAGCAAAACCAGTATGACGGCCTGTTCAGCCAGGCCGATGAGCTGCGCGGCCGGATCGAGCGCATCGAGCGCCAGGCCCAGGCCGAGGGCGAACTGGAGCAGAGCGACCGGCCGATCCACGTGCAGGCCGACTCGCTGGCTCAAATCGAGGAAGCGCGCCAGACGATCCTGGCAGGCCGCACGCCCAACATTATCCAGGACGCGGCAATCGTCAACCCGGCGCTGCACCGCTATTTCCGCATCACCGAGGAGGACCGGGCCGCGACGATTGACCAGGTGCGCCGGCTGCGGACCTTCCAGCTTTACCTGCCGCGCTGGATTGCCGGCGAAGCCAACAGGCTGACCGGCGAAGAGGCGCGGGCCCTGCAAGCCGACCTCGATGTAAGCGGCGGCTACTTGCGGCCGCCCGAACAATTCGTCGATCAACTCATCAAAAACATCGACGATGCGACCTATCTGCGCCAGTGGGCGACTACGTTCACCGTGACCAGCGCCGAGTCGATGGGTGTGCCCACCCTGGAGAATGATCCGGCCGATGCCGACTGGACCAGCGAGCTGGCCACCGGCAACGAGGACAACACCATGAGCTTTGGTAAGCGGAACTTGCACCCGCACCCGCTGGCCAAACGGATCAAGATATCCAAGAAGCTGATCCGGGCCATGCCCAACGCTGAGGGGTTCGTCCGACAACGACTGGCCTATAAGTTCGGGATCACCTTCGAGAAGGGACTCCTGACCGGCTCCGGGTCAGACCAACCGCTGGGTGTCTTCACGGCATCGCCCGACGGGATCTCGACCTCGCGCGACATCAGCACCGGAAACACCTCGACGGCGGTGACCTTCGACGGCTTGAAGGAAGCCAAGTATGCGCTTAAGGCTGCTTACCTGGCCCGGGCCCGCTGGCTGTTCCACCGCGACGGGGTCAAGCAGATCGACA